ATCAACCATTAACTCAAATAACTAGATTAACAATGCTTGGAGATTGCGATACATTATACACTAGAGTTCGATTAAGTTGGTTAAATGATTTGGGCGGTCGAGATTACATGAACTTTACTGCATTCATGGAAAAGGATACAACGACTACAAATGACAACTACTATCAAGAATCAATGAATTGGAGTTCGTTAAAACCAGTTACTGAAAACGTAACAAATCCAAACTTTAATCTACAAACGAAAGGCGGTGAAGTTATCTACAATAAGCAAGCCATGACATCGTGGACATTGAACACGGATTGGTTAACACAGGATGAAGTTAACTTATTAGAAGGCTTACAAAAGAGCTCAAATGTAATTGCTTATTTCAATGATAATGCTTACAATGTGTTAGTGCCATATAGTGTTAGAATAGGCCAAACAAGTTACAAGACAAAGAATATAAAACAAGTTAAGTTAGTACAAGGAGAGTTTGAAATATTCTTAAACCAAACGCAAAAGATTAATTAATGAGATTATACGCAAATAGTACAACGGGGTATATATTGTTAGACTTAATGGAAAACAATCCGATTAAGTTGACAATGGCGGTCGCTGACATAATGGATCCGACTGCAAGCCCATCGACATATTCACAAACATTTAGAGTACCAAACACGGCTAATAATAATTTGTTTTTTAAGAGTGCATTTAACATCAATGCACAAACTTTTGATGCTACGAAAAAAATCGATGCTTACATTGAGGATAGCAACGTGACGATTTCAGTAGGTAATATCCGATTGACTAACATATTCACGAATAACAAAGATAAAAACGTAGAATACGAGGTTACTTTTTTTGGTGAGGTGTCGGACTTCGCAGCAAAAATAGGCGGTGGCTTCATGAATAGTTTAAGCCTATCTCAATACAACCATGAGAAAAGCTATGTAAATATTGTAAATAGTTGGAATCTAAATTTGTTTAATGGTGATGTGATATATCCATTGATTGAGTGGGGCTATGATTATTTGGATGGCGAGCCAGTACAAAATACATTGTCTTATCGTGATGGTACACATTCAAAGAAAGGATTTACAGCTAATAACCGTCCGTTATCAATCGACCAATTTAAGCCCGTAATTCGTGCGAAAGTTTTAATTGATGCAATATTTGCTGGGAGTGGATATACTTATGAAAGTGACTTTTTAAGCGGTTCAGACTTTATGAATCAATACGTTATTACCGAGCAAGTAGATAGTGCAACGGACACGACTATTTCTAAAATGCAAGCAAGTGGTTTGTGGCAACAATTATTATATGCAAACGACCAAATAATACAACTACCTTATGAAGTTTACGACCCATTAAGAGCGTTAAATGATAATATTTTTAAAGTACCTATTCAATTCCCAGACCCAACAGACTATTATATTTTTACTATTCAAGGTTGGTATACTGCAAATTTTTTCGCAAATTTAAACTTTGACATTCAGATATTTAACGTAACAACCAACACGATAATATCTACAAATTCATTTGTAGTGAGTAGTCCTTACACTCCATATTATTTTAGTGTAACTTTTAATGTATTTAATACTCAAGCAGCACTAGGTGATGAATTAGTATTTAGAATTTACCATCCTTTCACCGCTGGCACATTAAACAATATTTCAGAAGCTCAAGTAATACAAAGTACTTCTCAAGGTAATATTGCGGTGTTGAATAAATATTTGCCTACTAATATAAAATCGATTGACTTTTTAAAAGGAATTATTGAGAGATACAACCTTGTTTTAGAACCATCCAAAACTAAAGAAAAACATTTCATAATAACTCCGTGGGTAGATTGGGTAGAACAAGGAGCGCAAAGAGATTGGACTGAATATGTTGACGGCAATGTAGACATCGTTTCAAGTCCTTTATTCACATCGCAACCACGTTCAAACACATGGAGAGACGATGAAGATAGTGACTATGTTAACTACAATTTTCAAACAGCTACCAAAACAACTTACGGACAACTTGACTTAGATAGTAATATCGAAGTTATTACAGGAAATGAAGTAACGCAGTCATTATTTGCGCCTACTCCATTACTACCGATTGGTAATTCAAGCGCAGAAACAAGCGCCACGGCCAACCAAAAGTTAGCAGCTAAATTCTTAATACCACACATCGCTAAAGATACAACCACGGAGCGCACGCCAATAACTCCAAAATTAAGATTGGTATATTATAATGGCATGAGAAATGCGCCTTTAGAATGGCACGTTAAAAACGATGCGTTAGTTACTCAGCACTGGAATCAATACCCGTTAGTTAGTCAATATAGCGCACTAGATACAACGACTATTTTTAGAGATTTAGCATGGCGTAACGCAGCGCCTTTATGGGATATTACGCCAAGTGTATCAAATCCGCCAGCGAGAACAACGAGCGACTTATGGAATAACTTTTGGCGCAAATGGTACGAATTTACCTATGATAAATATGGGCGTATTGTTGAAATGGACATTGTTTTAGATTATAAGAAAGTTTGGGATTTAAAATTCAATGATAAAATCTTCATTAAGGATGCGTGGTATATGGTTAACAAAATAACCGATTATCAAGTAGGCAAACCTACGGCTTGCAAAGTAGAATTAATCCGTGTAGGTGAATCTATTTCGATCGTTCCAAGACAATTAATTGAAGGTCAATTAATGTGTTACATAGCAAATCCTGAAACAATTTGTGACGTTTATTGTTGCTTTGAAAATGGGGGGGCAAATGTGCTATATTATGAAAGCAATGGGCAAATATTTTTAGACCCAAACGGCAATTTCCCAGCTCCAAGTGGTGTTTATTCTTACGGCGCTTCAAATACTTTTAGTGTAATAAACGGAATCATTACAACGTATTATAATACAAGTGGTTGTGTATGTATTCCAAACGTAATAAGATACTATCAACCATGTCGTGGCAATAGCGTTTATGAAGCTGGATGTTGTCAATTCCCTTTACAACCATTTTACGCTTATTCAAATACTGTTTATCAAGCTACGCAAGCATGGAGTGATGCAGCATTAACAATACCAGTTGCAGATGGTTGGTACGCTAATACGGGCGAATTATTTGTAGCACAATTTATTAACGGAATAAACGTACAAGTAGCGACTAGAATTACTTGCATACCTTAAAAAAAATTAAACTATGGCAAACGAAATAAATATAGGAATAAATACCACATCCGACCTGAGTGGATTGAATCAAGTTGACGAAAGTGTAAAGAGTCTTAAAACCCAACTCAAAGAAGCTCAAGCGAACGTTGATGCATTAAGTGATAAGTTTGGAGCGACATCACAACAAGCCGTTGAAGCGGCAAAGAGTGCGGCTATTTTAAAAGATAAAATAGGAGACTCAAAAGCCTTAACAGATGCATTCAATCCCGACGCTAAATTTAAAGCGGTTAGCGCTTCACTTGCTGGCGTGGCTGGTGGCTTTAGTGCCGTTCAAGGCGCAATGGGATTATTCGGAGAGGAGAGCAAAGATGTAGAAAAGGCTATCTTAAAAGTTGAGAGTGCCATGGCTTTGGCTAGTGGAATACAAGCCATTGGAGAGACTGCAGATGCATTTAAAAATATGAAAGCAGTTGCGGTAAATGCGTTCAATGCTATTAAAGGCGCAATCGGTGCGACTGGGATTGGCTTATTAGTAGTTGCATTGGGTACAATCTACGAATATTGGGATGACATAAAAGAAGCGGTTAGCGGTGTTAGTTCAGAGCAAAAGAAATTAAATGCAGATAGTAAAAAGCAAGTAGAGTTAGAAAATGAAAAATTAAAAAAATTAAGTTTACAGGAAAATCAATTAAAGTTCCAAGGCAAAAGCGAAAAGGAAATTTTAAACTTAAAAATTAAGCAAACTGAAGCTCAAATAAAAGCGACTGAAATAAATATTAAGAATCAAGAGATTACTAATAAGCTAGCAGTTGAAGGTGCAAAAAGAAATTATTTGATGTTAAAATCTTATTTAGACTTTATATCAACTCCTTTAAAATTTCTTTACGAAACAGCATCAAGTGCAATCAATGGCATTATTAAATTAATTAATAAAATCGGAGTTGTAAAAATAGATATTCAACTTGATGAAAAGCTAGTTGATAAAACGCAAGATTATTTACAAAAATTAGTATTCGATCCCGAACAAACTAAAAAAGATGGTGAAAAGGTAATTAAAGAAAGTCAAGATACTTTAGACAAACTAAAGAGTGATTTATACGGATTTAAAAATCAAATAAAAGAAAATGACAAAAAAGCCAGTGACGAAGCGGCACAAAAAAGAAAAGAAAAACAAAAAGAAGAAGATGAAAAAGCTAAAGAAAGAGCAAAAAAATCTTCTGAATTATTAGCACAACAATTAAAAGATCAAGAAGAATTACTCGCTAACACCGAAGTAAAAAAAGAGAATTTAAGAAACGAAAGAGCAAAAAAAGAAATTGAAGATACTGTTCTTAAAAAAGACCAAATACTTGCATTAGCTAATGAAGAAGCTAATCATGTAAGGTTATTAGAAGAAGCGAAAACAAAAGACAAAGAAGCGGCCTATCAAAAAGAAATTGAAATTCAAAACACTAGAGATATTGGCTTTGAAGAAGATTTGAATAAACAATTAGAGCACTATGAAGAAATTTTTGCTATACAAGTAAAGTTTGGTAAAAGTACAATTGAAACTCAAATCCAAATTGATAAGACTAAAGAAGCGTTAAGAAAAGAAAATTATAATAAAGAATTAGAATCATTAACAGCTCAATATACTAACCTCGAAAACGATTTAGTAAAACAACAAGAATTTAATGAAAAGAAATTAGCACTTCAAAAGTTATATAAAGAAAAGACTGCAGAAACTGATAAAGCAATAACCGACAATAAAAAAGCACGTAATAAAGAAGAAATAGACGATAGAGCAGCAACCATTGACGCAATAGCTAAAATGGCTCAAACAGCAGCAGATATTGGTAGCTTCATTGCAGATAGAATAGCAGGTGAAAATGTACAAGATAAACAAAGGAAAAAAACAGCAGTTAGAGTAGGAGCGGCTAGTTCGATTGCAGGCGTAGTAGCTCAAACTGCAATGGCAAATTCGGGATTCTTAGCTAACCCCGCATCGGTTTCTACTTTAGGACTTGCAGCAGCAGCACCTATTGCAGCTAGTATTGCATCAAGTACGATTGCCATTGCTAATATTTTAAATGAAAAAAATAAAGCCATTAGAGAAATTGATGATGCTGGTGGTGCAGAAGCGGCAAAACCAAGTGGTTCCAAATTTGCAACGGGCGGATTGGTTACTGGGATGGGTACATCTACAAGTGATAGTATCATTGCAAATTTATCAAATGGTGAATCCGTAATCAATGCGAAATCTACTGCGATGTTTGGTAATTTACTTTCAAATATCAATCAAGCGGGAGGCGGTGTTGCGTTTGGCAATCAAAATAACGCAAATCCGATATTTAAGACGTATGTCGTAGCTTCTGAAATGACAAGTCAAATTGAAGCCAATTTAAAATTAAAACAAATAGCACGTTTATAATGAATAGAAAATTAATAGAATTAGTAATTAGTGACGAAGGTGGAGTGGATAAAATTTCACTCGTTGAGGAGCCAGCCATCGAAGTGGATTTCATGTACTTCAAAAAAGAAACTGAAAAATACAGGTTCGATAATGATTTGCAAATTGTTATTGGGCCGGCCATGATCCCTGACTTGAAGATTATTCGAGTTGATGACAATGGGAATTATTACGATGTAGTATTTAGCAAAGAAACTATTTTGAAGATTGCAAAAAAATTCATGAAGGAAGCTCGCACGAATGACATCAATCAAGACCACGAAAATAAAAAGAAAACGGGAACGTATGTTTATGAATCTTGGATTGTTGAAGATGAGAACGATAAGGCAATACAAAAATATGGCTACGATGTACCCGTAGGAACGTGGATGGTATCAATGCAAGTAGAAGACAAAGAGACTTGGCAACGAGTTAAAAACGGAGAGTTAAAAGGCTTTAGCGTTGAAGGTGTATTCGAAGAATATGAGAACGAGGAATTATTCAACAAGATAAAAGGAATCGTGGAATTTGACGAAGATAAGGCAATCGAATTGGCAAAGACTTTAGGAATTAAAGCTAAAGAATTAGAAGAATTTGATTTAGTAGAAGTAGACGAAAATTTTATCCGACCGCAAGGATATAAAGAAGGATTAACGGTTTACAAGTACGATGGACCGCCAGCAGAAAGAATCTTTTGTAGAACGATGTTATCTTTAGAGACGTATTTCACATTTGAGGAAATTAAAGCCATTGCACAGGCGCCAGTTAACCCAGGCTTTGGCCCAAGAGGAACGGATATATATGACATATGGAAATATTCGGGCGGTGCAAACTGCAAACACTTTTGGCGTAAATATTACATCAATGCTAAAGAGCAAGTAATAAACAAAGGTAAAGCGCCAGGACTTGCGGGAACAGCTCCATACGACCAACCAAACCATGGTTTCTTACCATCTAATAAAAAATAGTTATTCACAAAAATTGTTAAAAACTTTAAAACCAATATATAAGAACATGTACAAGATTAAATTAAACCAAATTAGAGCACTACTAGGCGTAGAAGTGTCTTTAGAGAAATTAATTTTAGCTGATGGAACTGAATTATCAACCGAAAAATTAGAGGTTGGATTCCCAGTTTTTGACGCTGAAAATAATCCCGTAGGTGCGGGAGAGCACAAATTAGTTGACGGCACAATCTTCATGACAGATGAATTAGGTGTTATTACCGAAGTTATCAGAGTTGAAGAAGAAATGCCGGAAGTAGAGGCACCAGTTGAAGTATCAATTGAAGCGGCTGAAGTTGAAGAGGTTGCAGTTGATCCAATGGTGTTAGTTTACGAAACTATCATGGAGTTGAGCAACGAAATTTCTAAATTAAAAGAAAAAGTTAGCATGTTCTCAAAAGCGCCAGCGGTTGCACCAATCAAAAAAACTGATAACGAAGTTATCGAAACAACATTTTCAAGATTAGAAAAATTAAAACAAATTAAAAACCAATTAAAAAAATAAAATATGTCATTTAACTTAGGATCTTTACCAGCATATACAGACCAATTATCAACCGACCTTATCAGTGCGGCGTTATTGAAGTCTTTTACAACCGAGTTCGTAACAATCGAAGCGGGCAAAACAGCGGGAACTTCTGCTATCAACGTTATGAATTCAACAGTTGACATCAAAGATGCGACATGTGGATTTGCAGCAGGCCAAGTAGGTTCAAACGCAACAGTATTCTCTCAAATTCCTTTAGTAGTAGGAAGCAAAATGTTAAAAGAGCAATTATGTCCTGAAGATTTGAGAAGCAAATGGACATCATCTCAATTGGGTGCGGGTGCAAATCAAGAGACAGTTCCTTTCGCTGAATTAATCGCAAACAACAAAATGGCAAACATTGCTAAATATGTTGAGAACACAATTTGGCAAGGTGATGGAGCTACATTAACAGGTTTATTAGCTCAAACAACTAATGCAAATGGTTCAATAAATTCAGCGGGTGCTTACACACAATGGACTACTTCAACTGCGATTGCAGAATTTTGGTTAAACGTAGGTTCATTAACTCCTGAATTACAAACTGAAGACGATTTAATTCTTTACACTTCTTATGCTAACTATCAAGCGTTAGTGGGA